GCAGGGTGATCTTGTACCTGATTTTTAAGTTGTTGGAATAGGTCATCAATAGTACCGTTGTTATCAATTTCTACACTTATATTTTTATTCCCAATCCAACTACTTTCGCTGGCATGCACTTGTAATTGAGATAAATGCATTTTACTTAGTGCCCAGCGCATGTTTGTAGGTCCTTGATTATAGTTTATAGCATCCTCAAACCAATCAGGGTCCGGACCTCTTTTAATTCTAAACACTTTTCCGCCTGCATTTTTAATTGCAGTTATTTCGTTAGGAAAGCGAACATCTGTAATAACAATATTATCTTGAGTTTTGCGGATCTTATTTTCTAAGCTTGCAATCCAAATATCTGAATGGAATCCGTTACGACAAACTTCTGTACCCCAGTTTTGCAATATCCATCTAGGAGTTATTTTCATATCTAAACGAGTTGACCACCAAGCATCTTCTTGCTCACGCCATTCTCTGCTTTCTTTAGTGCGCCCTTCTAGCAGAGTCCTATCCCAGCCAAAAATACAAGCTACTGCATCTTTTAATGTTGATGCAAAACTGTCTCTTCTAAATCCGTGAAAATTAACTAGATAGTCCGCAGCAGTGTCTTTACCTGAACCAATGAAACCAACAAATCCAACAATCATAGTGCCTCCTAGCACTATAATTTATTATATTTTGTTTAACTTGTCAACAAATTAGACTCCGTATTTGTTGCGTTTTGGTTTAGCGACAGGGCTTACTTTATTTGTAGTGTTTAATTCTTTACTATTCATATCGCCGTCATTAACATCTTGATAGTCGGCGCCAGCGGCTTTGTAGGCCATCTTGAGCATGTCTGCTTCTTCTTTTGTATAGGGAAATGCGGCTTTACGTTTACCAATCCAACTTTTAGCATCTATATTAGGTTTAGTTTTTCCGTCAGTACTAGCCAATGCCATGCCCACACGAAATTGAACATAGTCACTGTTAGCCCGTTCAGCATCCCCAAAAGTATGAACACCTCGAGTAGGTTGATTTTGACGCTTGGTCATTTTAGCCTGTTTTACTTTTGCTTCAGTGATAATTTCGTAAATTTTCATGTTAACCAATAATAAATGTATAACCTGTACCGCCGGATATAAATGTTTCTAATTCTTTATCTAGTTTTTCTAACTCTTCTTTACCTGCTGATTTTAAATCAGCACCATTAAGATTGCCGCCACCTGTTGGTCCAGAAATACTTGAAAACTTACTACGTGCTTCGCCAAGAATAAGTTTACAGTTTGCTAGAGTATAATCAAGTATCCATTGTTTAGCATACAAATCATTTATAATCACAAAATCTGGTTTATAATTATATGTTCTGCAAAGAATCATTTCACCCTCCATGAAAGGGCGTTGTAAAATAGTTAGAATTTTAGTAGTAGGATTCCAAGTGTATTCAATATAGCTACCAAACATCCTACCAACAAGCTCTTGATACTGTGCAAATAATTCATATGTTGCTATACCACCCAACATAGTTCCGTTTAAAAGATAGGTATTTGTATAGGCTAAGTTAAACGGCTCAAACAAGGTACCGCCGCTACCCATGCCGCTACGTGATCCCACGGATCTCCTAAAAAGCTGTCGGACTTCAACAATTTCATCAGGCAATTTATAGCTATTTTGATCTTGTTTTAGTTCTAAGAAAAAATAACTTTCTTCTACAGCGTTTGGACTACGCTGTCTAAATCTTGTTAATGCACGATTTAGTGCAGTATCGTAGTGTATAGGATCAAGTTCAACGTCAATCATACCGTCGCCTAGCATAGCGCGGCAATAATTATAGACGTTTTGACGTTCTTCTTTGGATGAACTAGCAGTTAACATAAATGGTATCTCCGTATATATTTATCGCTAAATATTGTACTATGCCTCGACTAAGCCTTTATCGTCCTGAAAAAGGACAAGATTATAAATTTATTGATCGCTCAATTTCTGAGATGTTTCAGATTGGCGGAACTGACCTTTACTTGCACAAATACTTAGGTCCAAAAAATACCCCAGTTGAGGATGCTACTGCTGATCAGCCGCATTATGCAAACGTAGGGGTTGCAAATATTCAAGATTTACTGTTACTTGAAAATCGTGATAGAAAATACGATTCAAGTATCTATAGAATAAGAGGCGTTTATAACGTACAAAACTTAGATTTTAATTTAAGTCAATTTGGATTATTCATTGATAATGATACATTATTCATGTCAATACACATTAACGATTTTATAAAGACCATAGGAAGAAAACCTATTAGCGGGGATGTCGTTGAATTGCCTCATCTTAGAGACGAATTTGCATTAAATGACTTTGATGTAAGTCTACCTCGATATTATGTTGTAGAAGATGTAGCTAGAGAATCTAGTGGCTTTTCAATGACATGGTATCCGCATTTATACAGATTAAAGTTAAAGAAGATAGTTGACTCTCAGCAGTTTTCTGATATTTTAAATTCTCCTACTGATACTGATGCTAACTTTGAAGGAGATTTAGATCCAACAGTTACTTATAAGCCTGGTCAAATCGTAAGGTATCAGGGGTCGTTGTATACTGTGGTTGCAGAAACAACTGGCAACTTACCACCTGATACCAATTATTTTACGTTATACTCTGGCACAACATTACAAAATATCTTAAGTACTCGTGCTAAAGAATTAGAAATCAACGCTGCGGTTATTGAACAAGCAGAAGCAGATGCTCCGTTAAGCGGATATGAGACTCAACAATTCTATACACTCACTGTTGATGATCAAGGTAAGCCAGCATTGGAGACAGTAGATAGTACGCAATTAGATGTAAGCGATGCTATTAGTAATCCCGATGCTAGTTCAATAACTAAACGACCAGAAAGAGAAGGATATACTGGTTATCTATTAGGCGATGGTATTCCTCCTAATGGTCATGCTTTTGGCCACGGTATTAAATTTCCTAGTGCTCCAAGTAAAGAGGATTATTTCTTAAGAACAGATTTTATGCCTAATCGGTTGTTTAGATATGATGGATCTAGATGGGTGAAGTTCGAAGATAATGTTAGAATGACTATGACTAATACTAACAATCGAACAACACAAAAAACAGGATTTATTAATAACACTAAGGTAAGCCAAATAGCCGGAGATGATATACCTGAAAGACAGGCATTAAGTAAGACATTAAAACCTAGGGCAGACTTCTAATATGTTGCATTTTTACGACGGACAAATAAGACGATACTTAACACAGGTTATTAGATTACTTTCTAATTTTACTGTAAAATACAGCGACGGTACTTTAGTTCAAGTTCCCGTAATGTACGGAGATCCTGATAGACAAGTAGCTACTATCATGCGTCAAAACAGTGAAAATGTAGTAAATTCTGCTCCAAGGATCGCTGTTTATATCACTGCACTAGAACTAGATAGAAATAGATTAGCAGATGCTACTTATGTAGGCAAAATGCACATTAGAGAAAGAGATGTAGAAGATGGTGTTTACACTAGTACTCAAGGAAGAAATTACACTGTAGAGCGATTAATGCCTACTCCTTATAAACTTAGTTTCAAAGCAGACATATGGAGTGCTAACACTGATCAAAAACTGCAAATTATGGAACAGATTTTAATGCTGTTCAATCCTAGTCTAGAAATACAGACCACAGACAACTATATTGACTGGACTAGTTTAAGCGTAGTTGATTTGAATAATATTACATTTTCAAATCGTTCAATACCGGTTGGTGCAGAATCTAATATAGATATTGCTACACTAGAATTATCTACTCCAATCTTTATAAGCCCACCATCTAAAGTAAAGCGGCTTGGTGTTATTACTAATATTGTTATGAATGTAACTGGGGGATTCACTGATGTTGGCGGCGATTACATTGATGGGCTAGGTACAGACCTCAATCAGCCTGCTCCAGCATTTGGAGATATATTGTTTAAAGTATTTTATGCTCCTAGTCAATTTGGTATAGTAGTGTTTAATGGTGAAGCTAAAATATTAGATCAGTCTGAGGCTATTACAGCTACAAATACTCAGGTTGAAATTCCATTAAAACTAGGCGAGGATATTAACTGGAGAAAATTATTAGATCAATATCCAGGAAAATATCGAGCAGATGTTAGTACTATTGTTTTAGTTCAAGATGATGGTAACGAAGTACGGGGAACTATTGCAGTTAATCCGCTTGACGAAAGTGTTTTAAGTATTAATTGGGATACTGATACGTTTAATACTAACACTAGAATTGATTCTAACGGATTTATTGAAGGTATAGACACTGAATTTAATTCGAGTATATCAAGAGGAACATTTGATGCAATTGTTGACCCTACAAGATCAGGGCCAAACAATCCTATATCTGGTACAAGATACTTGATACTAGAGAACATAGGATCTATAGACAACGAAGACGGTCCTGATGCATGGAAAAATTTAGACAATACCGATTTTATAGCTGAAGAAAATGATATAATTGAATGGGACGGTGAACACTGGCACATTGTTTTTTCGGCGGCAGCAAGCTCAGATTACATTGTATACCAAACTAATCTTTTTGCCAACGGCCCGGGCGTTCAATACAAATGGAATGGCATAAGTTGGGTCAAATCATTTGAAGGCGAGTATACTGCGGGTAAATGGAGATTAGAGCTGTGACAGAAAAAATAGTTT